ACTCGCGACTCATTAAATTTTCCATCCGGACGGGTCTCTGAGGCCATAGCGAACCTCACGCCTCGAAGTCGGGCAATCTCGGTTGGGTGAGAGGTATTGCTTGTGTCAAGCAGGAAGTTCTCAGGCATCGTTGCAGCATAGTCACCAAGGACTCCACCGACAATGTCAAGAATGGTTGACTTACCGTTTGCTCCAACACCTACAAAGACAGGGAGCACATGGAAGCGTGAGTCACCAAAGAGTGCTGCACCAAACAGTTCCTGCAGGTAATTGATTCGCTCTTCATCCTGAATGACATCTTTTAGGAATTGATCCCATAGTGGTGTCTCCATTTGGTCAGGAGCGATAGCGGTCTGCCTAGTGTTCAGATCAGTGCGCCTGTTTGGCTCTCGGAGCTCGCCTGTTTGCAGGTTGATGATTCCCTTTGGTGTGCAAAGGTCATCAGTCTGAGCGTCCAATTCAAGTGCACCAACCAAAACACTAGGGTCGGTTCCGGCAATTGTGACGGCATTCATGATGCGGTCTTTGTTCTGCGACTGCTGAGCCCACTTGAGCTGATCGTTGGACGGGTTAGCGTACTCGACTAGCTGAGCTGCCTCGATGGCTGTCTGGTAGATTGCCTTTTCTTTGTCCAGCACGAACCGAGTCTTGTCCCATTTGAACCAGCCAAGATCTGGAACATACTTATAGTTTGACTGCATAAAGTGGATAAGCCGGTGTGCGTTTGCTGCATCAGTGCGCCCATAAGTTCCAAAGCTCTTGATGTAAAGATTTATCATGTCATTGATTGACAAATCCTCATCAGCGGAAGGCTCCCCAAGGGCGCTGGTCGGGTCGCCTGTGAAAAAATCCGAGTGGTCGTGACGGCGCAATTCTTGCGATAGCTTGTCTTGGCTAAAGCTTTCGACTCTTGCGACCGCCCACTGGTTAGCCCCTCGGAGCTCGTTCTGGTTCATCTCTCGCTTGGGAGGCTGAGCTAGGAACTCTTGGAATCTTTCAGCGGTCAGGGCTACCAACTCTTGCGCCGTGTTCTCAGTCAGGCATCCATTGCGGTGAGCTGCGTTGATAAGCACCAATTGCTGCAGGAGCCAGCCGTGCCTAGACTTTGGAAGCTTAATGCCTGGGCGTACTTGCGAGAAGAGTGTCGGGGTGAATTGGCAATCAGAGTGAGCAAACTGCCAATCATCGTGAGCCGATACCAGCTCGTAGTCCTCTGGCATCTTCATGTCGGAGGTAAAGCCGTGGGCAATCAGCACATCGTTTAGCTCATCGATGCTTACTGGTCGCCAGTAGTCGGGCAGGATTGAGATTACATCTACAGGGTTCTGGGCATCTTTGTGATTGCGAGAGCCTGGCACCCTGAAGATTCGTGGGAGGTCAAAGACTGAGTCAACCTGCAAGCCCTGAGATGCTGCAACAAACTTGACAAAGGCTCCCCAGCGATATAGCAAGCCGTGCATCAAACCCGGATCTTGCTCTTCGTCTTCGATAACCCAGTACGGCTGGATTCCGTGACCTGAGTAGATAGTGGCAGCTGGCTCTACGCCGATGAGATCCGTGAGCAGCTGAACCAGATCTCTGGCCTGCTGAACTGAGCCCGCTCCACCGTCCTTGTAGTCGATGTCAGCAAAGACAGCAGCAAGTCTGGTGATGTCTTTAGCTGTAGCTCGACCTTGAACACTGGATGGGTTTATCTCAAACCAGATGTTGTTAGAGAGAGAGTCGAGCGCATCGACGACGCTGGCGACGAGCTCGACCTTGATTGTTTTGGCAGAAAACTTCTGCACTGAAGATTGGTAACAGATCGTGACGTTGTCATCGTCAGAGCGACCTAAGCGGCTAAGTAGTTCTTGAAACTGGGATGGTGAATCCACTTTGCTCCTTTCAGAGATGAGAAGTAGGGGCTAGGCAAGAAAAGAGAAAGAACCCTAGCCCCTACTTTTTTAATTAGAAGGTTAGTGAGGCGTTGACTGTATCGACGCTTTCACCAATTTGCTCTGCAATCTCCTCGGCGGTAAAACCGTTGGCCTGCAGGGTCTCTGCTACTTTAAGCTGCTTCGCGCTTAGTGTAGCAATCTTAGCAGAAGAGACTTTCTTGGCACCCATGGACGCCATAACCTCATCAACTTCTGGGTTCGTTGTGGCAGCTGAGAGCTCAATCGAGTACAGCTTCACATCGTTGTATCGCTTGTTCTGCGATGGCTTGGTTCCGGACAGGGTAATCTTGAAGCCCATACCAACCTCGAAGGTCTTGAAGCCCTTCTTTGCTAGCTCTTCCTTAGCTGCACGCAGCTTCTGGCCGAAGAGGAAAACGCGGCGCTTGCCGTCATCATCTGGGTCGGAGGGGTCGGCGTACTCAGTCGACAGGGTTACCTCGATTTGCATCTTTGGCTTACCGTCGTCCCAGTACTCCAGCTTGGTTGGATCTTCATAGTTACGTACCTGTACCGCACGCAGTTCAGCGATGGTGCCCTCGTAAGAGTCACCAACAGAGCTGTCCTTGAAGGACAGTGATGGGGAGCCCCCGCCTGTGAGTAGGTCGTCTACTCCTGGAAGGTCTCCTGTAAATGCGTCTACCATATTATTTTCCTTAGTGTTTATAGTTTGTTATGGAAGCAACGACTCTACGTCGTTGTGTTCGGTCTGCTCATAGCGACGACAACTAAAACAAAAGCTTGCCTTAGGCGACTTCTCTATGATTGCATCCCATCCCACTATCTCAGCTGCATCAATCATTGATTCCAACTGGGCTAGTGAGTCAAGAGCAAGCTGCTTATCGTATCGCATGATAGCGACAACAGCTTCCTCTAGTTTTCCCTCCCGAGGGAGGAAACTTAGTGAGACGTGCGTGACGTCAAATCCTTTTTGCTCCCAGCCGTAGCCGTAGAGCATAGCCTGCACTCGGTACTGCTGCTTGACCTTGCCTCTGCGAGCTTCGCCCAAGGCGTTGGCACCGACGACCTTCCAATCGTTGACGGTGCCGTCCTGCCAAGCGAACATGTCGCAAGAGCCACCGAGCTTGAGGTCTTTGTATTCGTGAACGTGCAGTCGCTCTTCAAGTTTGTACTCTTCTGGCCAGCGATCATTGAACCCGTGCTCAAGTTGATCGTGCACAGCGGTGCCGATGAATGGGTACCAAGAGCCGTCGATGATCCTGGGCTTGAGTGCGAGCTTCCTTGCTACGCACTTGCGACAATCCATGCCGACTTCGGAGATACCTAGCTGTACCTGCCTGGAGCGCTCAGTTACAAACAGCTCAGGGATTCGTGTCATCCAAGTGTTTGCAGATGCCAGTGCAACCTCATCTGATTTTGTTGGGTCGCCATCAAGCAGTTTGATTATCGCCATTACTCCGTCTCCGTCTCGCCGGTAGCATAAGCGACTACCTTGCGACTAAAGTCTATACCCCTTGAGCCATCCAATAACGCTCGACTTGTGATACGCCTTTTTGTGGTCTTCTCAGCTATCGCTTCATCGATAGTGTTGAGGCTGAGTAGGTGCCAGATAGTAACTTTGTGCATGTTGGATGCACGGTGGATGCGGTCTTCAATCTGCTCAAGCTTGTCGGGGTCGTAAGGCAAGTCGAGCATGATTAGATCATCAGCAATGTCGAGGTCGATACCAACACCCATGCCACCGGAGAGCAGGATAATGCGCACTGGGTCATCTGGGTCTTGGAATCTGGCCTGAGCATTTGCCTTGGCGTTAGCAGTCATGTCACCAGTTAACATCAGGGTGGGGACATTTAAGATTGCAAGCTCAGCTCTGAGCCAGTTGAGTGTCTTGACAAACTGACTGGCAATAACAACTTTGCCGTCGATGCCGAGATCTTCGAGGTAACCGCGCTCACTGAGCCACTGGGTTACCCACTCAAGCTTGTTACTGCCAGCCTCGGTGTAAGTTGCCATCTGCCGAGCCTTGATAGCAAAGGTCATCAGGGCGTTTGGTGTTTCTGCAGATTCAGTAATTGCTTCAATTTCTGCTTCTCGATAAAGCTTGGCTTGCTCTTTGTGCATTGGTATTTCGATGAAGTGATAGGTCTTTGGCGGTAGCTGAGGTAGAACCTCTTCTTTGGTTCGCCTGATGACTATGCGCTTATCTTGCTCAACCCAACGACTAGGGCTTCTAAGTGGGCCAATCATTCTGACCTTGCGGGTTTTAGTAACCTGTCGCTCATAGACATTGAAGTGCTTTTCTAACCAATCCCAATGCTTTTCCGGTGCGATTGCAGGGTTCAGAAAGCGCCAAGTGCCGTAGCGGTACTCGAGCTTGCCACGATCTGGCGTACCGGATACAGCTATGCGTATTGGGTCTGATGGGTCATGCATCTGTAGCTTCAGCAATCCTTTCCA